CTTTAATTGGCACTGTGCTCTTGCAAGTAATGAAGAAGCCTTTCTCTGGCTTGTCTTCACGCTTGCGAACCTCAATGCCAAGACCCTCTAGAGCCTTCACTGCGTTATCAGACAGATTGCATAGGTCTACCTGATACTTAGTGGACATCTCATTAGGTTTGTTGTGAAAGCACCACATGATCGTGGCTTTAACCTTCACTGGTTTTGCTAGGTCGTTCATTTAATTATCTCCTTTAAGGTTAATGAACACTGGTTTCATCCTGCTTGCCTTGTGCTTGAACCACCATCATAGCAGCAGTCTCTAAAATGTCAAGTATCTCATCGTAGTCATCTGATAAGTCCAGAGAATACGCTAAATGTACCTGACCGTCAACTACAGCAATCATAATTGCTGAGTCTGGTTCCTCAAAATCTGTTAGTGAGTCTGACACCAATTATCCCCTATCTTGTACTCCCCATCAAGGGGACACCGCATCTTCAATAGTACACCAGCTTTGCGTATGCTGTCAACTGCTAACTGGCCTACCTTCTGTGCCTGATCTGCCTTGGCCTCAATCTGGAACTCATCGTGCACATTAGCAACGAAGTGTGCATCTAACTTGTGCCGCCTAAGTTCAGTGTCAAGCAAGACCAGCGCCTTCTTCATCACTATCGCACCAGCACTCTGCAGTAGCGTGTTAAGTGCTGCGTGTGCGGAACGGATGTGTAGTTTCCTACCGTCAAGACCTGGTAGCGTGCCTTGTACCGATAGCTGGTCAACCTTGTCTCGAAGTCTTTTGAGGCTCGGCGTGTTCCGAAGAAAATTATCGATGAGTTTCTGACCCCGCACTGCCGAACCACCAACAATTTTCCCGATTTTGGCAGGCCCTGCGCCATAGAGTAAAGCATAAATGAATGTCTTGGCTTGCGCCCTAGTTTCAAGACCTGCCGCAGTCTGGTTTTTTGTATGGATGTCACCTTCAACGATTTCTCTAGCATAGTTCTCATCTTTCATGTAGTGCGCTAACATCCGCAACTCTAGTGATGCAGCATCGACACCAACCAATTTATAGCCTTCAGACACCGTGAACAACTCCCTACACTCAGCACCATACTCTGAGCCTACCGATGGAACCTGAGCCATATTAGGGCTGTGGTGCGTCATTCGTCCCGTGACTGCTCCGTTGGTGATGACCTTACCGTGAACCCTGTGGCTGTCAGATACACTTTCAATCCATGATTCAACCATAGCCACCCTCTTCTGAATGAGTAAGTATTCGGCGATGGCCTTTGCTTCTGGTATATCAACTCCTGCCAGAGTAGACTCATCAACGATTACTTGGCCTTTTTCTGTGTGCTTCTTCGGTTGCCAGCCTTTTTCGATGAGGCGCTTGGCGATCTGCTGCCTTGAGCCTGGGTTAAAGACTTCGACATGATCTTTGAGTCTCTTTCCTGTTTTTTCACTAATTCGCTCGGTAACGATTGGCGGAAAGATGCCATGTAGGGATGCCTCAATTGCAGCCATCTTATCTTTAAGGCTTGCCAGAAGCACCATACCTTTAGGCAGATCAAATCTAAAACCATGGCGCTCTTGTCTAGCAATGATGATTGCGACTTGGTGCTCAAGTTCGATGCTTTCTTCTGAGAATCCATATTGCTCTTGCTCCTTTAATAAAGCATTGTACACTTTTTCTAACACTTCGACATCGCGGATGCAGTACTCTTCCATCTCTGCGGTGTAGCCGCCATCAAAGTCTTTGAAGTCAATCTTTTCTGTCCCCAGTCTTGTTGCCCACGCTGCGAGGCTGTGTCCGTTTTCGCGGCTTGGACTCATCAGCCTTGACATGACTAGGGTGTCTACGCACATCGATGCTTTGATCTTCGTATTCCATAGCCTGTTCAAGATCGGGTAATCGAAGAAGATTCCGTTGTGCGCTACCACTAACGGATTGTCCTCTAATACTTTTAATAAAGTGTCGGCCTTGCGATGACATTCAACCACTCCGCTTCTTTGATCCTTTGTTACGCACAACCAGATCTGGCTGGCTTGGCTGTTCGTTTCTATGTCCAGGAACACTACCCGCCTCTGTCCATCGGTTTTCATCTTCTGCCTTTTTCAGAATAGTACCGTCATCCATCAGTACATACATCGTCATTACACCACTCTTATTGAGCACTGTCGAGACACTAACGGGGTTCAAGTTCTTTCTCCACTAGTCTAGCAAACTCTATGATCTTCTTGTCGCCAGAGATAGCATAGCCAGCAACGAAGACCTTTGATGCGCCTGTCTCTTTTGCTAACTCAAGAATGCGCTCATCTGTTAAGCCTGTCGGCTCCATTTGTACATCGTAGGGGACACCACTAACCTTCGGCATATGACCTCCATAGTGCGAAGATAATAACAAATAAAAGAAATAGAACGAAAATGGCTGCATCTTGGGCGTGCAGATGCGCTAACTTCTCAACCCAGTGTTGTTTCATTTTGTCGCCATCAAGTATAAACCAATGTTAGAAAAGGCGTAGCCACCATATACGACTAACATTGCCGTGTTGCCTTTGATGCCTTGTTCAACAGCAATGTAGCCATATATGAGGCCAGTCACAATGATTAAAAACGAACTCATGCGGCCTTTTTGAGCGTTTCGATAGACTTCTCAAGTGTCTTGACAACTAGGTCACGCTGTTGCTCATACAGTTTGTCAAAGCCTTTTGAGGAAGACCTAATATCAATAAACTCTTTGACGATGTCCTTCATCGAAAACTTCTGATTGACGATTGGGTCATCGCCGTTGGCTAGGAAGATTGAGCACTCCAGGTAGCCATCGTCATCAAAGCCAATGTAATTATCCAATTTTAGTTTCACTTCCGACTGTTTCATAGAACTCTCCAATATTGATTAAGGTTTTTCTTGCCTGCTCACGGATTTCCTGAGTAACTGCCCATCCAAAGTATTCAGGATGTAACAGTTCCCTCAGAAACTTTACACAGACCTTGACTCGCGCCTCTTCATCATCACGCTGCTGTTTGAGGGTAGCGACTTCTTCCTCAAGCAAGTCAATTTCTTTGTGTTTATCTTCAATGTAGGCCTGCATCTTTGCATTAGACCAGTATTCAATCATTTTAATCCCCTGATGATGGATGCCACAAATGCAATTATACCGATGATTAATGGTGATGTCATAATGAGGCCTCATTGATCTCTGTCATACGACCAGTGTATTTATCATAGAGCACGGCACAGGCTTTACCAGTCTCGCCACTGTAGCGATTCTTAATCACTCGCACTCTAGTAGTATTCCTTTCTATTGGGTCCTCATGTTGGGCGGCGCGTTCGAGGCCTAACACCATATCTGCCAATTGTCCAATGCTACCAGATCCTCGTAACTGGTTCAAGGATGTCGCTGCACCTTCCTCGTGGCCTTTGCCATCAGGTCTGCGTAGGTGCGACACAACAAAGAGGGACACACCAGTCTCTTGCACGATCATCCGCAGCTTTGTCATAATCTCATCCAAGGCTTTGCGTTCATCGTTGTGTCCTTGATCTGACACCACAATCGACACATGGTCTAGGAGAATATAACGGCAATCAAGCCCACGAGCAAAGTAGCGAACCCTAGAGATAATGTTATCGATAGCAGTGCTACCAAAACAATCATAAAAATAGAGTCTACCAGATCCGAGCGTTTTGTCAAATGCCTCTTTCTTGTCTCTATCATCTGCTTCCACCTCTGATAAGTGTAATGGTTTGTTGATCGCCAGCGACATCAGCGACAATGCGGTGCGCTTAACCGACTCTTCCAAGAACATGATGCCGATATTCTCTTGTGTCTCACGCAATAACTGCCAAACAATCTCACGCATGAACTGCGACTTACCAAGGCCAGAGCCAGCAGTGACCACCACCATTTCTTGCTGCCTGATGCCGCCTGTCATGCCATTTAGGCCGACATAGGGATAGTGTGCCTGTGCCTTCGGTAGCGGCTGCATGACCAATTCCAGCAGGTCTGAGCCAGCGATAATGCCATCAGGCACATACTGCTCTGCTGCCCACCACGCCTTTACAAAGTCTGCACCTTTGTTATCCCTAAGATAGTCGCAAGCATCTTTGTAACCATCGCCAAACTTGACGATCTTAACCTTGCTGCCGAATAACTCAGAGACACCATTAGCGGCCTCGCGGCCAGGTTCATCAGCATCGAAGGCTAACACAATAGTCTCAAAGCTGTCAAGCCATTCATATTGAGCCTGACAGTCCTTGACCGCTGACTGTGCACCATTCTTGATCGACACCACAGGATACTTTGATCCCATCATCTGATAAGCCGCCAGCGCATCTAAC